CATATTAGTGTGGTGACAATGGTTATGAATAACCAAAACTTATTATCTTTTACAAATTCTAAAATATAGCCGATAATGATATTATTATTCATATGACGAATTACGCTATAATACTATTATAATAGACATATAATAATAGTAACAATTTGAATTTTATCATGAAAATTAACGTCTCTTGGGGGTATTCACAAGGCGAGCACGCTTTCCAGTCTTGGAGTTAATCTTAATCGCGCCGAACTTGCCCTTACGAGCGGTGTAGCCGTACTTGCGCAGACGGTTCTCCTTCTTGGCGGTAGCGTGCTTCTTTGCCGACACAATACGGCCGTGCTTATTGAAGATCAACTCGGCACGAGTAAGATTCCCAGGGGTCTTGTAAGCAGTTCCGTGCCACACTTGGGCGCGAGACCCCTCTAACATTTCGTACTTCTTGCCGTGCATGTGGTAAAAACCATCATCGCTGCGATCGCATCGTTTCACCATATTACTAAATTCGTCGTTATAAACTATCATTAGAAAAAAACGACAATCGAAGAAGTAGTTAAAAGGAGTTCGTAATGGGCGCACCATACCCGCCAGGAGCCCCCGACCACCTACCAAACCGATTACTATTATTCACCGCATATACCTTTTTCACATTTTTCGTTTCAGTGGCTACGCGGATGTCTTGCGCATAACGCATCTTCTTCGTAATATTGGTATTATTCGTGGATGTCGCCATACCCGCAGTTGGATTTGTCAAGGTTGGGCATTTGTAATATGGAATGCGAATGTCGTTGTTTTGATTATTGATAACGGTCGGATTGCCGCATGCGTCATATTGGACGAGGGCGTCGTTGATTCGGTATATATCACTACAGGTGAGACCCATCCCGTATGTTGTTCGATATCGTGGGGCAGCCATATCTCGTATGGGTATATAGTGTCGCTAAAGATACATAACAAGCGTAAAATAAAATTGAAGATGAGTTAAAACATTCGTCGGAATATACTGTACCTGATTCATCTCGTTTCATAATCAACTCATTCTCGTTATGCCTCCTAAAGCTGTTGCCGCCGCTGCTGCCGCCGCTGCCGCTGCCGAAGACCTTGGTAAGTATCAAAAAATGACAGACCGTGAACATATCCTCAAAAAACCGGATACCTATATTGGAACCATCGAGCCTACCGAAACAATGGAATATGTGATGGATGCTGCGCCCCCCGCCGCCGACGCTGCTCCGATGCTCACCCGACGCAACATCAACTACATCCCCGGCCTCTACAAGTTATTCGATGAAGGAATGGTGAATATGCGCGACCATGTTGTTCGTCAGGCGCAAGCTGTTTCGGATGGCAAACCCGACGCACTCCCCGTAACCACCTTGGAGGTGGAGATTGACCCCGCCGATGGAACTATCCACATGACCAACGACGGCAACGGGATCGACGTCGCACAGCATCCAGAGCATAAACTGTGGATTCCTGAAATGATATTCGGCCATCTTCGCACATCTACCAACTACGACGAGAATAAGAAAGAGAAGATCGTTGGCGGGAAGAACGGGTTCGGTTTCAAACTCGTCCTCATTTGGTCGGTGTGGGGTCGCGTGGAAACCGTCGATCACGTCCGCGGCCTTAAATACGTCCAAGAATTCAAGAACAATCTCTCGGAAATCGTGCCGCCAGTCATCGCCAAGTCGAAGGTCAAGCCTTATACCCGCGTCAGCTTCCGCCCTGATTACGCCCGTTTTGGCCTTCCCAGCAACAACCTCACGGCGGATATGGTCGCACTCTTTATGAAGCGCACCTACGATATTGCCGCAATCACCGACAAGACCGTGAAAGTCAAATACAACGGCACACTCGTCCCTGTCCGTCATTTCCAGCAGTATGTCGATTTGTATATTGGCGCGAAGGGCGCGGGCAGTGAGAGTGGCGGTGGCGTCAAGCGCATCTATGAGAATCCCGACCCCCGCTGGGAGTATGTCGTCTGCCTCACGACCACCGACGAGTTTGCCCACATCAGTTTTGTGAATGGCATCTACACGCCAAGGGGCGGCAAGCACGTCGAATACATCACCAATCAAATCGTGCGCAAGCTCGCAGAGGTGATTAAGAAGAAAAAGAAGGTCGATGTCAAGCCGAATACCATCAAGGAGCAACTGATGCTTTTCCTCCGCTGTGATATCGAGAATCCATCATTCTCCAGTCAGACCAAAGACGAGCTCGGTACCGCTGTCGCGAATTTCGGTTCGTCTTGTAAAGTCAGCGACGAATTCATCGAGAAACTCGCGAAAATGGGGGTCATGGACGCCGCATGTGCGCTCACTGAAGTCAAGGACACGAAGGCCGCGAAGAAGACGGACGGTGTAAAAACAAAGACGATTCGCGGAATCCCCAAACTCATCGATGCGAATTATGCGGGGTCGGCTGACAAATCGGCACAATGTACGATTATCTTATGCGAAGGTGATTCAGCCAAGGCCGGTATTATCAGCGGTCTAAGCAAAGAAGACCGGAATTATATCGGCGTTTATCCGATGAAAGGCAAGCTTTTCAACGTTCATGGCGAGACGACGAAACGCATCTCGGAAAACCGCGAAATTGCGGAAATCAAGCAGATTCTCGGCCTTGAAACCGGAAAGACATACACGCTCGCCGATGTGGCCACGCGGTTGCGTTACGGAAAGGTGCTCTTCATGACCGACCAAGATTTAGATGGCGCTCATATCCAAGGTCTCGGAATCAACCTTTTCCAGACAGAATGGCCGTCTCTTACGAAAATGCCCGGATTCATCGGGTTCATGAATACACCCATCCTGAAAGCCCGTCGTGGCGCACAAGAGGTGCTCTTCTACAACGATGGCGAGTTTGAGGAGTGGAAGAAGCAATTCAAGGACGCGGTGGTCCCCACGGCTTGGACCACTAAATATTACAAAGGTTTGGGCACCAGTACCGGAAAAGAGTTCAAGGAATATTTCGAGCATAAGAAGATGGTGTCGTTTGTTCATACTGGGAAGGAGAGCGACGACCACCTAGATATGGCCTTCAACAAGAAACGCGCGGATGACAGAAAGGAGTGGTTGGCGAACTATTCGCGCGAGGCGTTCCTCGATACATCGAAACCGGCGATCCCTTATGAAGAGTTCATCGACCGCGGCCTCATCCACTTCTCCATCTACGACAATGAGCGGTCGATTCCCAATCTGATGGATGGATTGAAGATTTCGCTGCGTAAAATTCTGTATGCGGCGTTCAAGAAGGGCGGCCTGAAGACGGAAATCAAGGTGGCGCAATTCAGCGGGTATGTCTCCGAGCATTCGGCGTACCACCATGGCGAGGCGAGTTTGAATGCGGCGATTGTCGGGATGGCACAGAACTTCGTCGGCAGCAACAATATCAACCTGTTAGAGCCGAATGGTCAGTTTGGATGTATTGACCCCGAAACACCAGTATTGTTGTGGAATGGCAACATAGAAAAGGCTAAAAATATAAAAGTGGGCGATAAACTGGTTGGAGATGATGGTGGATGTAGAATCGTTTCAAGATTGACAGAAGGAGTTGATGAAATGTATGAAGTAACAAATGGAAATATGGATAATTACATCGTGAATAGTCATCATATATTGACTGTGTGTTATTCGGGACACAAATCAATATTTTGGAAAAAGTCATCTAATTCATGGACTATGAATTATTTCGATCACGATACCAAACGAGTGAAATCTATATCTATGAATACTATTGACAGTACAAACGGAAGAACCCACTTCAACAAAACACACTTTACAAAAGAAGAAGCATATGAAAAAATGCTTGAATTTTCCAAAACAATACCAGATAATAACATATTTGACATCAATGTTCAAGAATATTTAGCTTTACCCGAATATGTTAAACACCACGTGAAAGGCGTTATCAATCGTTCGGTTGTCCAATGGGAAGAACAAGAATTGCCAATAGACCCATACATATTTGGATTGTGGTTAGGTGATGGAATGAGTATGTGCAACGCATTCGCAAGCATGGATTCTGAAATCATAAAGGCTTGGGCTATATGGACTGACACAGTTGGTTGTGAAATATGTCATGTCAAGAACATACCTCCACATGAAAATCACTCGTTTTACATTAGACGACGTGGTTCATCCACCGGAATAGCAACTGCTATTGGTGACCCAACACATAGTGGTTCTACATGTATTGGTTGTACAACTTCAAAATTTGTTTGTGCTGCGTGTGATTGGACCTTTGATAAACGAACGGATATCGTTAAAGGCGATGGTAAGAACAGCGACGGACGCAACGTCGTAAATCTGAATCCAGTTGTCGAATTATTCAAAAAACACAATCTTTACAAAAACAAACATGTTCCAATTCAATATATCATTAATTCGGAAGAAAATAGGTTAAAAATACTTGCTGGAATGATTGATACTGATGGTTGTTTGAAAAAGCAAAACGGCGGTAGTTGCTGTTATGAAATATCCCAATGTGAAGAAAAAAAACATTTATTGGAATCGTTTAGAATAATTGCTGGCTCATTAGGATTTAGAGCAAAAATATTAAAACCACGCGATGGTTTATATTCGTTGTTAATAACGGGAGACAACATTGACAAAATTCCGGTGAAAGTTCCAAGAAAACAAATCCAAAATCAAACAAGAATCACCAATTATGCGTCACACAATATAAAAATCAAAAGCATTGGTCCAGGAGCATTTTGTGGATGGAATATTGACAAAAATGAGCGATTCTTGCTCGGTGATTTTACAATCACGCACAATACTAGGCTTCATGGTGGCGATGACTCCGCAAGCGAAAGATACATCTTCACACAACTCAACAAGCTGACGCGACTCATCTACCGCCAAGAAGACGACGCGGTATTGACTTACATCGACGATGATGGTCAGATGGTGGAGCCAATCTATTACGCCCCCGCAATCCCGATGATTCTGGTGAATGGAACAAAGGGAATCGGAACGGGATTCAGCACGGAGGTTCTCCAGTATAACCCGCTACACATCATTGCGTATGTTCGCGCGATGCTCGCAACGACTTCTGTGGCCGACCGACCCGTCATCGAGCCCTACTTCAAGGGTTTCAAAGGAACGATACGGAATATCGGTGCTCCGGCTGCTTCCGCGGCTTCCGCGACCTCCGGTGCTCCTACATCCGTGTCCGCGACCTCCGGTGCTCCGGCTGCTTTCGCAGCCTCCGCCAAATACCTCATCAAAGGCACCTACGAAATCATCGCCGACCGTAAAGTCCGCATTACCGAGCTCCCGATTGGAACATGGACGGATGATTACAAAGTATTCTTGGAGAAGTTGATGGAAGCGCCTGCCGCAGCCGACAAGGACAAGGGCGACAAGGGCGGCGGCGTCCCCGTCCTGAAAGAATACAGTGACATGTCTACCGATACCGTCGTGGATATCACCGTCACGTTTCATCCGTCGTATCCTCATACACCGAAAGACTTACAAGCCGCCATCATCGATGCCGACGCAGGAACCAACAAACTGGAGAAACTGCTCGGGTTATTCACCACTCAAAGCACGACGAATATGAATCTGTTCGACGCACATGAGAAACTCCGGAAGTATGCGACCATCTACGACATCATCGAGGATTATTATGTCGAACGTATCTCACTATATGCCAAACGCAAAGCGGCGATGTTGGCACAGCTGACGAACGAGCTGCGCGTCCTCACGAACCGTGCGCGATACATTCAGGAAGTGCTTGACGACAAGTTGGAATTGCGTCGTCAGACGAAGGAGGCTATATTCGCGAAGATGACCGCGCATGGTTATGAGCACATTGAAGGCGATACCGAGTTCAAATACCTGCTGAAGATGCCGATGGATAGTGTAACGGATGAGAATGTCCGTCATCTTCTCTCGGAGCGTGATTCCAAGCGCGCGCAACACAAAGGACTCACGGATACATCGATTCAAGCATTATGGACACGAGACTTGGATGAACTGGAGGTCGAGTATAAGAAGTGGTCGGCGGCGGCGGAGGCTAGTGTTGTGAGTATGGCGTCGGGTGGTGGAGGCGCAGCAGCAAAGAAGAAGATGGTCATCAAGAAGGCGTAATCATGTAAGGTATTGCGTGGTGTAAATAATAATAATAATAAATAACATTTTTTATTATTCGTTTCTCGGCTCCGTCTCATTTCGCATTGCTCCATTCGACTCGCCTCGCATCGCATGATATGGGTCTTAATACGGAGCCAATATAGAGAAAGGCGAACGAGGCGCGAAACGACGGCGATAGCCGAGTGGAGCCCGAGTTCGAAATTAAAACCACGGCTTCAACTCCAGTGTCTTATGCTTGTAATCTGAGAAATTCGGGTGTGCCATCGGTATATGCATACTGCTCACATCACGCTTATACTGGATGTATCCTTCCGCCTCACCATGTACGCGCGGAACACAATATTCAAATACTAATTCGTTCAATTCAATAATCTGCTCGCGGATATCTGTAGGAGCATTCGCCGAGTTCTGAAGATAAATCGTGCGCATGATGATACGCAGAGTGTCGCAATCCTGTTCGCCAATGACATATTTGCCACGCGACCGCTGATATACACCTGCGCGAATTCCATTCTGAATAATCTGCATGTTCTCTTTGCTAAAGAAAGCATTTGAAAGAGGGGTGTTTTCCCAAATACCGTTCAACGCGTCACGATATGTCACGCACTGATGAACCGGATTTTTGTCATATAACGCAAACTGGTCTTGTATGGGTGGAGTAAGAATGTCAAGACGCCCATTTTTAGGTTGTCCAATAAATGTGTCTTCGGGAATTGTGCGATAATCGAAACGGTTCATAGTAAGATACGAAAATACGCCGGTTATTGTATATAGTATATATATATTTATATAGGTAGTATTTATACTTCTACTATGGATTTTATTTCGAGTTCAAAAAATATCGGGTCTTCCGCGTTTGGAAGTTCATCGTCTGGTTCTAGTGGCAATGGAAGTAGCGGTGGCATGTTTAGCAACTTTTTCAATCTTTCCATACAAAAAATGGTGTTGATTTTGGCAGTTATTGCGTTTATTATCTCAGTAGGTACCGTCGCGATTTTACTGTGGAAGTCCAAGAGCACACAGAAGTGGCCGCCTGAGATCGCCAAGTGCCCTGACCGAATGAGTTTAAATGCCACTGGTACAGGATGTGAGGATACATACGGATTGTCACCATCAGCATCTAGGACTGCTGGGGCTGATGACTGTGGTCAATTTTCGGGTATAAAAGATGCTACATTCGGAGCAAGCGGCCTAACCGGTGTGGATGGAGGCTACGTCCCATGGGAGGGTATCGTCGATGGACCAAAATCGCGCGCTAGTTCCTTGAAATGTCTCAACTAACCGCCTGTAACCCGCCTGTAACCCGCTTGTAAATAATAGTAATAATAGTAATATGACATAATACAGCTTATTATGTCATTACGTGTGTGCCGTGTGTGCGCTTTACATGCGATAAGCGCCTGGTGCCGCAACCGACGCCTGCTGTGCCACTGCGGGAAGAGAGTCAGATGGCGAACCCATGCCATATGTTCCAGCCTTCATGTTGCTGGTGACACACATCGAGTAGAACAGACGTGTCTGGAAGTACATGAGGGCATACACCAAAATCATCAAGAACGAATACAAACCGCTCATTATGGTGATTTTCCCCCTAAATAGAAGGACCAGCGACGAAACAAAGCCAAGCGCCGCAACCGCCAAGAAAATAAAATTCGCGACAGTGAGCCAATAAAACAGTAAGCAATAATCCTTATCAAGAGGAGCAAACAATTCCTGAATTGCGTTCATTTTCTGAATATACCCGGTTATAATATATAAAAACAAAAAAAGCTATTCATTACATACATAGATAGACTAGCATTGATTGATTGATTGGTTGATTGATTGATTGGTTAGTTATAATGGAAAACTATACCGCATTTCTTGGCCGTGAAACTATCTACAACAATATCCGAGATTTCTTGGTATCATTCCAGAAGAATAAGTCTGACCTCACATTCAAGCGAGGTATCTATATCTATGGTGCGCCCGGATGCGGAAAAACCGAATTCGTTGTCCGTCTATTAAAAGAGTTGAATTATGATATGGTGAAATATGACGCAGGAGATATCCGCAACAAATCCATCATCGAATCGATTACACAGCACAACATATCAGATAAAAACATCATGTCGATCTTCCAGCGTAAAATCCAGAAAATCGTCGTCGTCATGGATGAACTCGATGGAATGAATAATGGCGATAAAGGCGGAATCACGTCTCTCATCAAACTCATTCGTCCTAAAAAGACGAAGAAACAGAAACAGGAAGAGATCACGATGAACCCCATTATCTGTATCGGGAATTATCACATCGACAAGAAAATCAAGGAGCTCATGAAGGTATGCTATGTGTATGAGTTGAAAACACCGACACCAGCGCAAATGACGCAAATTATCGACATGACGTTGCCTAGTGTTGATGCGACGATGCGAAAGAATATCATCGAATTTGTCCAAGGCAATCTACGCAAACTGAGCGCGGTGATGGAGATGAGTAAAAAATCCAATACGATACTCGCCAATAATATTCTCCACGCAATATTTCAGCCGAAAACGTATAATGAAGACATCAAAAAAATCACCGAAAAATTACTGAATACAGAATATCCCATATCCGATCATAATGTGCTTATCAACGAGACAGACCGCACAACAATCGGGCTCTTATGGCACGAAAACGTCATCGATGTTCTTGAAAAAATGCCAGTATCTGTTTCAGCGCCGTTTTATAAACTCGTGCTCGACAATATCTGCCAAGCCGACTACTTTGACCGGATTACATTTCAGAACCAGATTTGGCTTTTCAATGAATTGTCATCTCTCATCAAGACGTTTTATAACCATTACTTGTATCACAAATCGTTTCCGAAGAAGGCACGGTTTCATCCGACGGAAGTTCGTTTCACCAAAGTCCTTACCAAATATAGCACCGAGTATAATAACCAATTATTTATACAGAATTTGTGTATTCAGCTTTCGATGGACCAACGCGACCTTTTTACGTTTTTCATGACGTTGAAAAAACAGTATAGCGAAGAAGAAATCCCGCGGATTTTAGAAATGTATGAAATAACGAAATTGGACGTAAATCGGATTTATCGATATTTAGACAAATATATGGAAAAAATGGAGCCGGAAATTGAGGATTGGTGTGACATAATATAGCGAAGCGAAGCGACGCCAAGCGACGCGTTTGAATAATGCCGAAAAGATATTATGAATATTTAGAACAAAATTCAATATGGGTGCTTCGATTTCTTTTGATTCAAAATATCGGTTGATTTTAGATACAGAGGTTGAGTGTGTTTCGCTTAATCCGCCATCTGATGCGCCTAAAAAAAAACAAAGCGGGGGCGGCGGCGGCGACCGAAAGAAGAATGACCGCGAAAGCGAGAGCAGCGGCAGTGACGGCAGTGACAGTGGCAGCGGCAGCGAAAGCGGCAGTGACAGTGGCAGTGGCAGTGACAGCGAGAGCGAGACCAACAAGAGCTATACTGTAAAACTCACAACCGAGATCGCAAGTTATATTCGAAGTTATCTTCGTAAAACCCAATTTTTAGACGAGTTTGATCTCGTGACCGAAATCGAACTTGATAATTATAATCACGCTCCGGGTTCCGCTCTGGTTTTCAATTCAGATTCGCTCGTGTTTAACGCGAATAATCAGACAATCGAATCTCTCGGAGATTGGGAATATCTTCCTCCCGACCACCAAGAAGCCGCCGACACGAAGTCGAAGTCGAAGTCGAAGTCGAAGTCGAAGAAGCGTCGCGGCGATGATAGCGACGGCGATGACGCCGCCGACGCCGATAACTCGAAGTATAAAACCAAGGACGACGACCTTCACGTAAGCGAGATTGAACATATTCTGAAGGAGAAATTCGAAGAATACAACAAAACCCGCGAATTCATTATCCATGAATCAAAGAACAGTTTTCTATGTTTGAAGATCAACTCGGTTGAGATCGTCAAAGCGTAACGTCGACAAAGGCGATAGTGAGGGTATGATTATAATAATTTCATAATATCAAATTTCAGTCAAATGTGATATTATTCTATTCGTAGTAAGCGTGGTTATACATAAATCGTTTCGGGTTCGGCATCGGTGTCGATTTTGTTTGTGGATTCGGTGGTGTCGGCGGCGGTGTCGGCGGCGGTGTCGGCGGCGGTGTCGGTGTCGGCGGTACTCGGAGCAACCGATAATTCCTTTCGTACTGTTTCATATTTGTGGTTCAACATCGCATTTTCATACTTCAAACGATCAATCTCCTTCTTTTGCACATCAACCTCCGTCTGTAATTTCTGAAGAATCTGGACGACCTGCTGATTATTTAACGTGATTGGAGGTTGTCCATCTTGATGGAGTATGATATTGCCGCCGCCCCCCGTAGCCGCCGCATCTTCCGCCATTTTTGCGCGATCCTTCTCGAGCTGAAGTGTCTGCGCGATGACATCGGGTTTCATGTCAGGTCGGCCAGGCGCATAATCTTCCAACAATTTCTCCAAATCCGACATATAAAACTTACGAAGCGCGTTGTCTTTGATGAAATCCATGACTTTCTTCGGTGAATCTCTCACAACATCCGGATTCGCATTCACCAATAACTTACGTTTATCAAACGTATTATGCTCATGCGAAAACACAAGAATCACCTTCATAGGGTCGAGTTGGACAAAGGGGACTGTATAATCTTTCAGGAACGCGCGCTCCTCTGCCAAGCACGCATCATCATTATACCGGTTATTTTTAATCAATTTGCGCTTGAATGCGAATGTTCCCGCCGTAGCATGGTTCGGTCCATAGGGGCCAAAACGTTTCATTTGTTGAATATGTTTGAAATAAATGTAAATCTCGCTAGACCCCGCACATAAAGCGTCAGGATGTGAAACCAGCATTTCTACCGCGTGAGAGACGCGTTTGGGTGGATAATAGTCGTCGTCATCCATATACACCAAGATTTCACCGCGCGACTTCTCGTGAAGCAGGTTACGCTTCTTTCCAAGTGTCATTTTGGTCTCGTATTTAAAATACTTAACACGAGGATGCGATGCGATGAGGTCTTCAACGGGGTCGGTTCCATCATCAATAATAATCCACTCCATACGATCATGTGGATAATCTTGTGCGTTGAAACAACTAATCATCGCGTGAATAAATGGCCGGCGGTTGAATGTGGGTGTACAAACACTGACAAACGGATATTTCTTGAAATACTCGGGGCTTGATTTTTCAATTGTCGCGGCAGAAGCGGCATGTGCGGCCGCCGTTCTATTCTTTCCACCCATGTTATCGTATAACGG